ATGTAATTGAAGTAAACGTAATGACAGGAGAAGAAACAACACGCTCCTATACCCAAGAAGAAAAAGATAATATTGCTGCTGCTCAACCATCAGCAGATGAAAAGTGGGTAAGGGTAAGACAACAACGTGATATGTTACTACACGAAACAGATTGGGCATCACTAGCTGACTCACCCGCAATAAGCGATGCGATGACTGCTTACAGAAAAGCATTAAGAGACTTACCTGCGAGTAAAGCAAGTCCTGATGACATTGTGTTCCCAGATAAACCCTGATGGCACATGTACCTTGGTACGCCTATTTATTAATTTTATTCCTACCGCTTTTAGTAAATACAATAGTTGGAATTTATATACAACTATATCTTAAATTAATAAACAGACAGGAAAAGAATCCTCCTTGGACATATAAGAAAAGTTTAATTAGTGCAATTCTTATTGGTGCGCCTATGGGGGCATTAACACAAGTTTTATTACAAGAGGCATTAACTCCTTACGTTTACCTGACTGAGGAAAGTGCGTGGAATCTAGTAATATTTGCAGCAGTCTTTAGTCCCTGGCTAATAATGATTGGTTATAAAACAATCCTCTGGTATAGCAAGAAAAAGAATTACGAAATACTTTATGAATACTTTAGAGTTCGTCATGCAAAGATAGAATATCCTGATGAAGACTCTGATTTTACAATTCAACACTATCGACAAAATCACGACATCAAGGAAGAATAATTATGATTGACCATCCTCAAGCTGTAGTTAAAGCCATAGATTTTATTACATATTCTTGTTCAGGATGGGCTTGCGTAAGTGCCTATGTAAATCATTACTCAACTCTATTTGCTTTAGGAATAGCTTTTTGCAGTTTATTGGTTTCACTAATATACAAGCATTTGAATTATAGAAATGAAACAAGAAAGTTAGATCGTATGTTCGGTCAAGAGGATTGAGTTATATAATTACCAGACAATGTAATCTCTGAGCCTTTAATCCATTTACCATAAACCTCTGCTATCATAGTCGTGTCTTTATGCCCCATCTGTTTAGCCAACCATTCTCGGTTCGCACCATCTAATAACATATTACTAGCGTAACTATGCCTAATTTGGTATTGATTCCTGTAAGGTACTTTGGCTAAACGGCAGATTCTTCTAAACTCTTGGTTACTAATCTGTTCGGGAAAAATATATTCATTAAAGCTAGATACTAACTTCTGATTGTTTAAAGCTGTTTTTGCTCTGGTAGGAATACCATTAATAATAATAGCAACACTTCTTCTACTTGATTCTGTTTTAGGATCATCCTCTTTCCCATTAATTAATCTCCTTCTAACCCTTATCTCATCTACACCTATATCTTCCCATTTTAATCCATATAATTCAGAAGGTCTTAGACCTGTAAAAAAAGATACTTCCAAAGCGTTTCTCATTTTTCCGGCTTTACTTAACATTCTTTCAGCCTCTACTAAACTAAACGGATCGACCTCATGTGTCGATTTTTTTATGTCCAAAAACATTGAAATCTTAGCATTGTGTAATGGGTATTTTATCTGCATATTAGTTTCGACAGATAACATATCATAGACACCTTTTAGTGGTATCAATCTGTTGCTTATTGTTTTCTTGGTAACATTTAATGTTTTCAAATAATCCAAAATAGGTTTTGGATATTCCATTAAACTACCAACAGTATGTTTACCAAGCACTTCAGTAAGAATAGAAGTCTCCTGGTTATACTTTCTATAGGTATTGTCTCTGAGGTTTTTTCTTCTTAATACAAGCCATCTTCTAGCTGCATCCCTAAATAATTCATTTGTTGGTGACATGCTAACTCCATAAATTGTGTTGAATCTAGGCGAAAAAAGGCAAACCTAACCTACCCTACAGGGTGTGTTGAATCTAGAATTTTTCTACTATAAAAAACAATGAGTTACAACTTACTTTTTAGTACCCCCTAAAGGGAGAAAAAGCATATATTATTGTTGTTCAACAATACAGGCATTTTCTACCTTGCAAATAACATCAAAGTCATGTTTATTCTTAGCATAAGTCGCTGACAACAGCCAAGTTGCGAGAATAATACAGACACCAAGAATAATTGCAGCATATTCAACATCACCAGTTAAATTTAACATTAGCTTAAAAAATCTAAGTCGTCATCATCATCAGATGGTACAGGAGCATTACTACTACTTTCCTGTTTTTCACTTACTGAAATAGAAAGCATTGATTTACCTTTTTTCGTTACTTTTTTCCATGCAGCAATATTCTTTTCTTTCCCATCTATATTGATTGTTCCTGTCATATCAGGTGCTTTTTCATTATCACGTTTATAATCGTTTATAAATAAAACACCTCTATTCGTATTGTCATATTGTTCGGTCATATATAATCTCCCATTTAGGTTCAGGTAAGGTTGGTTTAGGTACGGATTTAGAAAATCGTTTCGGTGGTTCTTTCTTTTCAAGATTGTTAGTCCAAAAATTATGGAGCGTTTTGACGGCAATTTGCCCCCATCCTGAGTCAAATTTCAATTTAAAAACACGAAAGGCATCAGGAGTCCAGTATATTAAAAGAGTCTCTAAACTATCCGAAATTTCCATATTTATTTGGCATTGAGCATAATAATGATGAGGAACTGCATCAGGTATTACTCTATAAAAAGGACATTTGAACTCTACAAGTGGTTTATTCACCAAATACATATCATGATTGGGGTGAATGATGAGTTTGAAATCATCTGATTTTCCTCCATCCACAAATCCATCTGGAGTGCAGCCTAGCCATTTATAATCGGGGTGAATGATGAATTTTTGGTCATCCAAGACATCAGTACAAAATACCCCAAGTTCATTCTCAAAAGCATTTAAGGCATTTTCTTCATTATCATTGCCCCATTGGGTCATTTCATTCCCTTCAAATTTTTCTTCCCCGGTGATTAAACGATAGGCTTTTTGTCTGGAGCAATACTTATTCAATCCAAGGATTGCACCAACCATAGAACCAGTTATTTTTCCTTCCCGATCAGGACTCAGCATTTCTATCTGCCTCTTTTTCATCTGCCTTTTTCGCAATCTCATGTAAATCCTTCTTATGATCTTGCGTAAAGCCGTCTAATTTTTTACCCTTCAATTCATTCCATTTTACTTTTAGGAATGTTACTCCTTGTTCAGCAGACAGCATTAACTCTTTAAGAACTTCTGGATCAACTTCTTTTGCAACAACTGAAGATTCTCTTAAATCTTCATTAAGATATAGACCAATACCTAATCCAAGATATGCACAGCATTTTACTAGACATCTTTGATGTGCTGTATTTACTTGGAATGAATTGGGATTTTGAATAGCCTTATTTGCATAATTTAAAACAGGGAAAACTTCTGTTACTGTTTTCTCATCAGCAGTTACAGTTACTCTAACAAATGCCCAACCATCGTGGTCAATGGTGTAGGGTAACTCTATGTTCCCTACTTGAAAGAAATTTTTCTCAAATCTAAAAACTGAACAATTTTCGTGCATGTATATTAATGCACCTGCCCAACTCAGATAGTCCAAATTACCCTTTTTTTCAACGTATTTCGATACATCAACTTCTGATAATCGTTGAAATAAACTTTGTTTTTTTGTCGCCATTTTAGTTCTCCATCGCGTTTTTAATTAGTGCATCTACCATTGCTATAACTTTGACACCAACAACACATTCATATTCATAATCGTTACCAACTATTTGTAGTATTTCAGTAACGTCAAATTGATTCCACGCATCATCCCCAACTGGGTTATATTTTGAATGATTCCCAGTTCGGAAATCCTCAAGAGTTTGTTGGAATATTTCATCATTAGTTGGTTTTTTCGGTGGTCTAATGGGGGTAATATTGTTGGTCATTTTATGCACCATTTAGTAACCCCTACTGGATTTACTTTCCTGATATGAGTGAGTACACCATCTATTTCCAGTATATCGACTCCATATTTTTTCTTTAGTTTACATGCTAGTTTTGCCAAATATTTACTCTCATCATTTATAAGTCCTTCTGTTACTTCATCTAATTCAGAAATTGTTAGTTGAGACATTTGTAACCTCCTAGTTCGTTACGTTAATGTACTATATTTCATACACTTATGCCTCTTTCCTAAAATAATTTGCAATAGTCCTTGTTTCTGTTATTATTTTTTACTTATGATTATTTGTACAGTAACACACCAAATAAATCAAGCAGAAATTCATAGCAAAGGCCGTAAAGAGCCAAAACCTCCTAGAACTGGGCGGTCGAAAGGCTGCCCTTCTTTTTAATATGGCAGGTGATTGGATTAAGTTTGAAAATTGCACCCCGGACAAGCCGGAGGTGTGGGCATTAGCGGAACGGTTAGAAATTGACCCGGATGCCGTCATCGGGAAACTACTCAGAGTATGGATTTGGTTCGACAGACAGACCGAAAATGGTAACGCTCCAAGCGTTACAAAATCGTTACTCGATAGTAACGTATGTTTGAAAGGGTTCTGTGATGCGATGATTTGGAGTGGTTGGATGGTAGAAAAGAACAACCGTATTACACTAACAAATTTCGATAGACACAACGGTAGTACCGCTAAGAACCGCATTTTAACTGCAAAAAGGGTAAGTGTGAGCCGAAATAAATGTAACACAAATGTAACGGTTCAAGCGTTACCAATAGAAGAGAAGAGAAGAACTAAAGATAGTTCGAATTTTGATACATTTTGGGATCGTTATCCAAGAAAAGAAAACAAGAAAAAATCTAAAATAGCATTCGATAAGTTAAATAAAATAGAACAACAAAAAGCCATTGATGATTCTAAGAACAGATATGATGGCTGTGATAAAAAATTTATACCTTTGCCAACTACCTACATCAATGGGGCCAGATGGGAAGATGAAAAGAAAGAAAGTGAGGTGATAAAATGGACGTAATAAACACTTCAGACTATAAGAATTTCAAGCCACGATATGATTCATCCAAACATATCAGAAACACCAAAACAGTTGCCATTCAATCGAATGAAAGAAGGTTAAGAATAGAGGATGGAGAACTCTTTTATCTACCTTTTGAAAAGACTCATAACGCCTTTAATTTCAGACCACAGGAACTTACACTGTGGGCGGGTGAAACTAAAAGTATGAAGTCGATGTTGACCGGGTTCTTTTTAATGTCATTAGCACTTCAAAATCAGGTAGTGTCTATAGCATCATTGGAAATGCCATTAGAAGACACATACGACAGAATGTGTTCAGCATTTACTGGTAGACAGGATTTCACCCCAAAACAATCGGCTGAGTTTGCCAACTTGATGTACAAAAAATTGTGGTTTCTTGATCATGAATCGACTATAGGTATACATGAGGTCGAGAACTTTATTGCTTTCTCTGCTGAAGTATTAAACGTAAACCACGTTATGATAGACAGCCTTATGATGATTCACGTTGAAAACGCTAAAGATAACAATTTAGTACATAAAATGTACAAGGATTTTATCGTATCTTTGAAGAATTTAGCAAAAATGTATGAAATACAAGTTCACCTTGTTACGCATTTCCGAAAACCTGAGCATGGCCGCCCCTCAAACAGATACGATATATTCGGCACAAGTTCTATCCCTAACATAGCAGATAATATTTTTATGATTTCACGGAATAGGGATAGTGATGCGATTGAACCTGACCTTTATCTGAAATTAGATAGCCAACGGAAAGGGAAAGACGATATAACGTATGGCTTGTGGTTGGATGATTCATTCCAATTTCTACCAAGTTATACTAGTGCGCCTTTATCGCCAGAGGAATTTAAACAAGGGAGATATTTAACCTGAGGGTTATACATGTTAAACAACTTAAACCATATCAAAAGCAAAGACTCTGGAAAGAGATTAAAGAAAAATCGTCTGACCTGGAAAGAGTTTTACTTGAATTTAAACAGGTGTTCTATACAGAAGAAGATTTACCCAATGGAATTAAGCTAGAGAGAATACAATGGCTTTCAAATTGATCGATCTGTTTTCAGGAATCGGTGGATTTAGTTTAGGACTTGAATCTACTGGGTATTTTGAAACAGTAGCGTTTTGTGAGATAGAGGAATTTCCAAGAAAAGTTTTAAAGAAACATTGGGCAGACGTACCAATTTATGAGGATGTGAAGGATGTCACAGAAAAAAGACTCAGAACAGACGGAGTTATTTCCGAAGGAGACAGAATCGTTGTCACGGGCGGTTTTCCGTGCCAAGACATTTCAGTTGCAGGGCATCAAAAAGGCATTAAAGGAGAGCGTTCTGGACTTTGGGGAGAGTTGTACCGACTTATTGGCGAGATACGACCAGACTACGCGATCATTGAGAATGTGCCAAACCTCCTTTCTGGAGACAGAGGTAGATGGTTCTCCAGAATACTTACAGACATGGCCGAAATCGGGTTTAATGTCAGATGGTACAGTATATCAGCAAGTCAACTTGGCGCACCACACCGAAGAAATAGAGTCTGGATATTGGCTTACCCCAACGACAATGGATCATCTACCAATCAGAGCAGAGGAAGCACTAAAAAAACAATACATGAAACACAGGAAAGGAAGAACATCACACTCAACTCTAAGAGAACAAGTAACATATCCTCCCCCATCGATAATGTGGCCGACTCCGACAGCAAACGAGGATGCTTGCGGAAAACCGACAGGCAAAATGCAAAAGATGTTGGGGAATCATCCAGACGTAAGATCGGAGGGAGTAGGAACATTAAACGCAACTTGGGTGGAGTGGCTGATGGGTTATCCGATAGGTTGGACGGACATCCGGGATTCTTGATTGAACCAGACATACCAAGAGTGGCAACAGGACAAAAAGATAGAGTGAAAAAATTGAAGGCTTTAGGCAATTCTATATTGCCACAAATAGCAAAATTACTTGGTGAAACAATAATCCGACATGAAAATGTACATAACAGACACGATTAAATTTATTTTATTACTACCAATATTAATTATTATTTTTATATTGGCATATATATTTACATGGTGTATACATGAAAGCTGATGTAGCAATGAACTTAGAACAATGTGATAGGGCTTTTAAGGCTTACTTGATTACATTAGAAACGATGCACATGAAGGGATTGGTGTATCGCCCAAAAATTGAAGGATATATATTAGTTAGCAGCCAAGTTGAGAGGATGAAAGATGATAAGTAATTTATTTTTATTATGTCTCGCTTTACCCGGTAATTATATAAAACCTATGAAGATTGACATTCAGGAAATGTACACAGTCATTAGTAGCCAAACACAATTACAAGCGGTTATCGATACAGTCTGTGACATCAAGTTGATGGATAGATGTCATTCAAAATGGATGTGTCCTCCAATGTATGAATCCCTATTGCCGATTAAAAAACCAGATGTAAAATATTTTATTGCTAACACTCAAACAGGCACAATGGCCTATACTGTAAAAAGATGAAATGTCCAAAATGTGGTTTTGAATTACCTAAAGTTATCATGCGTAGTGGTCAGCAAAACAACCTGCAATGGTTATGGGCGAAGGATGCTGCTGAACAATTAGATGAATACTCAGTCGAAGAAGAACAAAGACAATGCAAGTTTTTGTATGGTTTACCAATACTCAAAAGAAAAGAAAAGTTTATTGAGAGGTGGAACAAAATAATAAGTCAAGGAACATCAGAAGAAATGTTGTATGAGAATCAGGTTGAACTCATGGAGTTTATTCCTATTTCTTCTGTGATGACAAAAAAGGAAATGCAAGAATATTTAGATTGTTGTTATCAGCACTATGCCGGAAGGGGAGTTGAATTAACCGAACCTATGGAGGTGAAATATGGACGAACCAATTAATCCACAATACCAAGAATATGTGAATGATACCAGAGATCAGATATTGAATGATCTTGGCTTTAATAATGATTTGGATTTAATCCTATACATACAGGAGCAGCCCGAACCATTAGTAAAACTGATTGAAATGCTGAATGAGAATAAGTGGTGTTTCTATCACAGTATTGACGAGGAAGTTATTCCTGTAAGAAGTTGGAAATCAATTCTTGAATATTTACCACAGGCACATCAAAAAGTTTTAGTCCGTAACAAGCTTGAAGAAATACAAATAGGGTATCTTCACACACCTTTTACTGACAAAGAGTGGCTCATAGAAAACGATAAAAATGTTTACGGGTTGACACACATTACTCATTGGCAAGAATTGCCTCATAATTCTGAGAAATCAGTTGACCAGAAAGAACAGCCTGAAAAGGTTAGAGGTGCTTTTGGCACACTATGATAATTACACAGGCTGATAAATATCTTAGTAAGTGTGTTAGAGAAAGAAATAATTGGCAATGTGAAATGTGTGGCATTATTTCAGAGGATGGTCGTGCGACCTGTGGTGATAGGAGTATTCACCAAAGTCATTACATAGGAAGAAAGTACAAGGCTACAAGGTACATGCCCGAAAATAGTTTATGTTTATGCGCTCGATGCCATGCAGAAGTAGAAGAAAATCCTTATGCACATAATAAAATATATTACAAAGTTTTTGGTGAGGGGATGGCGGAAATACT